CTAACTTCCTAACCTTTCACAACCTTCAGCGTTACCCAAATCACAAGCTGTTTGAAAAAATATACTAGCTTTTTTATAATCATCATCACTTGGATCAAAATATGAAATAAATGATTTTCCAGCCATATAACAGCCCATAGCATTATCCAAGCTACAAGCTTTGAGAAAAAATCGATAAGATTTGTCATTATCTCTCTCTACAACTTTTCCAAACTCATACAAAAATCCTAAAGCAGCATAATTCCAAGCATCATTTGTATCAAGGTTAGAGGCAAGATTGTAAGCCTTTTCAAAAAAATTATTGGCTTCTTCATCTTTTGTTGTGGGAGCTCTACCCAAAATAGCACATCCCCAAGCATTATTCATTTCACAAGATTTACTATAAAATTTTATAGCCTTTTCTTTTATTTTTGCATTTTATGAGGGGTATTTTAAAAAGTAGATGTAACTATCTTTAAATATTTTTAGTGAAAATCCCATAAATGCGATATTAAACACATATAAAAAGTGCCATTTTAAATTTCTACAAACAAGTGCAAAAAATCCCAAATATCCCAAAATGTCTGTTTTATCCCAAATAAGTGTTTAAAAGCTGTGTAAAGCTTAGTTAAATGCGATATTAGAGCCTAATATTTTCTATCCCAAATTTATAAAAGCTCTTTAGAGATAGTTACATTTTTGCTTAAAACAATCTTATAAAAATGTTTTGATGTAACTATCTCCTTTAAATGCCTATTAATCGTATTTTAACCATCTTTTATATTAAAATAATATGTAACTATCTATGTCTTTAAGGTTTATAGGATAGTTACATGTAATTCTTAAATATTTTTAGAGCTTTTTACAAAAAAAAATAAAATAGAATATAATTCTTAAAAAACCAAAAGGAGCTTATTTATGAAAAATAATCAAACTAAAGAAGAAAAGTTAGAAAGTGTTAAAATAGATAAGCCTATAGAGAAAAAAGAGGAGGATTTATTTGATAGAAGTTCAGTAGCAAAACAGTTAAATACAATCATTAAAAATTACAAAGAAGAAGATAGTATTGCTTTTGGAATTATAGGTGATTGGGGCAGTGGGAAGACTTCTTTTATTAATATGGCTTTGGAGGATTTTAAAAATGATGAAAATTTCATTATAGTGAAATTTAATCCTTGGAATATCTCTACTAGAAAACAACTTATTAGTGATTTTTTTACAATACTTGCCAAAGAAATCCGTAATGCTCCATTTCCAAAATTGAAAATTGAAAATTTTAAAAAAATATACTCTCATATAAAAATTAAATTTTTATCTAGAGCACCTAATGGATTGGAAGAATTATCATTATTGTTTAAAATATCATCTTATGTGATCGCAGATCCAGTTATTTCAGCAGCAATGTCTAAAACTTCAAGCATTATTAATGATTTTAACAAATTATTAAGTATAGAGAAAAAGGGCTTAGATGAAATCAAAAATGAAATTAATACTGCTTTATCAAATATAGACACAAAAATAATCATAGTCATTGATGATCTTGATAGATTAGTCGATACAGATATACAAGAAATTTTTCAACTTGTAAGATCTATAGCCGATTTTAAAAATACCATATATATTCTTTCTTATGATGAAGAGATTGTCTCTAAAGCTTTAGATAAGGTTCAAAAAGACAAGGGTGGTAAATATATAGAAAAGATAGTGCAAGTTCCTATCAAATTGCCTAAAATTAGTCAAGAAAATTTAAGAGATGTATTTGTAAAAAAGTTAGAAGCAATTCATATAAAATATGAAACATTGGATAAAAATGAGTTTATCCAAGAAATTAAAGACAACAATTTTGCAGATGCTTTTAAGAACATTAGGGATATGGAGAGATTTTTAAATACTTTTAAAATTGAAGTTAATGCTATAAATCAAGAATTGCATTTGTATGATTTTGCTGTGATTACATTATTAAAAGTATTTGAGCCTAGGTTCTATGATTATATATATGAGAATTATGAAAATTTTTTCTCAATCATTTTAACAACTGGAGAAAAAAATAAAGCAGAAACTCTTAAAGACATAATAGATGCTCAAATGAATAAATTCACAAAGTTAAACAAACAAGAGGTTTTAGAATTAATAAAAACTATTTTCCCAAAGATAAAAGAGCTATATGATAATCGTCAACTTGAATTTTCTAATCATACAAAGAAGAAAAGAATAGCGGCTGTGGAATATTTTCATTGTTATTTTGTATTAAATTTTCTCAATAATGAATTCTCTAAAGAGCTATTAGAGAAAATAGTCAATGCAAACTCTATTGAAAATTACAAAGACATCTTTAAAGGAAATAAAATAAATAACTTGCAAGGGTTAAATGATCTTTTCTTTAAAAATAATCTAGAATTTTTTTACAAAATAAAACATAGAGAGCAATTTTTGCTATATCTTTTTAGTATTTTTGATGAGCTTGAAGAAGATTTATCAAAAAAATATAAAACATATTATCAATATTTTCGTTTTTTGGCTTCTGATGAAGAAATAGTTGATGAAGCTATTAAAGATGATAAATATCCTCTAGAAGTTAGAATATTGTATGTATTTCAAATAAACTCACAGTATTCGAAAGAAACTTTTTATAAAGAAGAAATTAAAGAATTGATTAAGAAGCTAAGAAACAAACACAAAGAAAAAGCTTATTATATAATGCAAGATTTTTTGGATTGTAGTTCACAAGATTTAATTCAAAGAAAAACTTTTATCGAAAAGTATATTGAAAATCCTGATATACTATTCTTGTTTCTAGAGGCTCTTATTGAAGAAAAAGATGATAAACAATTGTATATAGATCCTTCCTATATTGCAAGATATTTTATAAGTTGTCAAGATTTATTAAGAGCAATTAATAATATTTTTCAAAACCCTACAAGAGAAGAAGAGAGAGTTATAAATATTTACAAAAAAGCATTAAGCAGCTATGAAAACTCCAAGAAATCAAACTAACTTTTGATTTCTAACATAAATATTCTCCTTTTATTTTTATTTTCCTTTCACTTTAAAAGCTTTTCTTGCAATTTGAAATTTTATGCTTTAATACTAAAAAGCATAAAGGAATATCCATGCAAAATACTATTCATTCTAAAATCACAAACAAGTCTTTTAAAAACACTCCCTTTTGTATGGAGGAGATTATAGAAAAGTTAAAAGACATTTTAGCAAGTGAGAGAGTAAGAAATCTAAGCACTAAAGAAGTTGCAAAAGAGCTAGGAATAAATCCTGATACTTTAAACTCTAGAAAGTTTAGAAACTCTATCCCCTATCCACAAATATTAAACTTTTTAAATGAGAGGAATATAAGTATTAATTATTTCTTCTATGGAAGCTCTCCTAAAGATCAATTAGAATGTGAAAACAAATATAAAATTTTAAAACTTTATAAAACAAATGCTTCTTTAGGAGGAGGTGGAATTAATGAATTTGTAGAATTTCAAGAAATTATTATAGATAATACATTACTAGATTTTTTAAAAAGTAAGGATTGTGAGTTTATTACTTGTGTGGGTGATAGTATGGAAGAAGTTATAAAAGATGGCTCTATTTGTGTAGTTGATAGAAACAAGCCTTTTAAAGATAAAAGTATTTGCGTGATTAATACTAAAGAGGGTTTGTTTATAAAACAAGTCCTTAAAAAAGATAAGGGGGTAATTTTGCATTCTTTTAATCCTAACTATAAAGATATGTTTTATAACAATGGGGAATTTTTGCTAATAGGTGCAGTAATCGGGGAGATAAGGAGGCTTTAATGCCTCCTATTAAAGATCAAAAGTTCATCACTAAAAGTTCCTTTTGTTCTTTCCTCTCCTTTGAACTAAGAGAGTAACTAACTCTTAATTCTTTAATATTAAAATCCTTATAAAGCTCTCTTACTAGCTTACAATCATTATAAGAAAGCATAAATTTACCTTTGATATTTTTTAACAACTCATTTAAGAGCCTATGCTCTTTTAGCCCAAAACCTCCTGTATTTTGATAATAATCTTCTGTCCCTACATAAGGTGGGTCTAAATAAAACAAAGCTCCATCATTATCATAGTTTTTTAAAATATAATCAAAGCTCCTATTTTCAATGCTAACCCCCTTTAATCTTTTGGAATATATGCTAAAATCTCTATAAAGTTTTTTAGGAGCTCTTGTTTTACTCATTGCAAAACTATCCATTTTAGCCCCAAAAGAATTTTGAATAAGATAAAAATAAAATGCTGCTCTCTCTAGTTGATTTCTTGGTTTTAGCTCTTTATTTTTTAGCATATAAAAGATTTTTCTACTCACAAACATAGAATTTAATACATTTGCTAGACTTTCAGGCTTGTTTTTAATACAAAGATGAAGATTAATTAAATCATCATTAATATCATTAACCACTTCCACTTTGGAGCTTTCTTTTTGATAAAGAATGCTTAATGCTCCTCCAAAAACTTCAATATAGCTTTTATGCTCTGGCATTAAAGCAATAATCTCTTTAGCTAATGCACTCTTTCCGCCAACCCAAGCAAACGGAGCTTTAAGCTTTGTAGATTTAATGATGCTAGTTTTCATTTTAAGTGAATTTTCCATAAGTATCCTTTTAAAATGAAATAAAATAGCTTTAAATATTGTTTTAAAGCTATAATGCTTTTGCTAGTTTTCTTGGGCTATGGCTTAGCTTTAGCCCCTTTTTAAAAGAATACTTTTTATATAGTCTTTTGTATCATTTTTAATCACTTCTTTAATATCTTTTTGTATTTCTCCATTGGCTTTAATAGGTAAAAAAGCTCTTTGTGGTATTTTTCTTTTTTTATTTCCCCATTGATGCACCACTCCATATTTAAAACCACTTTTAGTTTGGGTATTATTAGTTACTATAACTTCTCCTTTTTCAAACTCTGTGCTCCAATTCTCACTTAAAGCCCCATCTCTTTTTAGGATTCCATTGTTTTTGCCCTCCTTTTTCTTTTGAGCTAGGGTGGAGGGCTTTAGTGCTTTCCATTTCTCACCAAAAGGACTAGTTTCTTTAGTAAAGGATTCTAAAATACTTTTTCTAATGGTTTCTCCTGCACCTCTTAGCAAGGGTTCGCTATGCTTTTGCAAATCTATAAATTTCCCACAAGCTTTAAAAAAATTATCAAGACCTTTTATAGTAATTTCTGTCATTTTCTATCCATAAATTGTAGTATTTGCTTTGATTTGGGATTGTTTTTTAAGTGCATCTAACACTTTCCTTTGAACTTCTTTTGCAAAATCTCCTAAATCAAACACTCCCTCTTTACTAGAAATATTAAAATTTCCATTTACATGCACACTTACACTTTGATTAGGGGTGTAAGGGGTGCTTTGAGTTTGAGTGTGTTGGCTAAATGCTTGGCTAGATTGTGAAGTTTGTGGAACTTTAGTGCTTGTCCTTTGTTTCAAGTCTTCTACATAGCTTTGAGAAACTTTTAATCCTCCTTTGTCTTTCACTCCTGCTTCTTCTTTAGCCACCTTAACTTCTTTTTCTTCATCCTCTCCTAAACCTATAAAATCTAATGCACCACCAATAGCATTTTTAACCCCACTAATTGCATCACCCACCCAAGCTAATTTTTCTGCAATATAATCAAAAAACCCACCAAAAAGATTGTATAAAAATTCTCCAACAGGAGAAAACACATTTACAAAAAAATCTTTAATAGGACTAAAAACTGCTTTAAAAAAGCTAACAATATGTGAGCCAACACTCATAAAAATATTACCAAAGAATTTAAAAGCATTAACCCAACCCATAAACACTGCTTTTATATAGTTTGCTATGGGTTGCCATAGGGGTTTTAACCAGTTTATGAAGCTCATAAACCAGCTTTTTAATTTATCCCAATGCTCTATAATAATTCCAACAACAACGCCTATCCCCACTAAAATTGCTCCAATACCTGTGCTAATAAGTGCAATTTTTACCATTCTTAGCACTAAAGCTATTCCTTTTAATCCGCCTGTAATTAGAGTAATTACAGAGCTAAAAAAGCCCTAAGCCTTTTGTGTAAGCAAGAGTTGCTACCATTGAGCCTAAAAGCCTAGCTTGTGTAATTTTGAGTGTGATATTTTTCTTTATTAATGCTAGATTAGAAGCATTAAGAGCGTTTTTAAAAGAAATAAGCTTTAATCTTGCAATAATAAGGGCATCTTTAAATAAAAGTATGGAATCTTTTAGAAAGTTTTTAGCCAAAGCATAGGCTAGTGTTGCAGGTTTAGCTAGTAAAAAAGTAGTGGCTAGAATTGCTATGGCATTACTAAGAAGCGGAAAAGAATTAAAGAGAATATCCAAAAGAGAAATAAAAGGACTTAAAATATTTGCTACAAACTTAATGGCTGGAAGCAGTGCATCAGAAAATTTAATAGCAATGGCAGAGATATTGTTTCCTAAGATTTTTAAGGCTGCAGATGTTGTATCGCATTTATTAATGAGTTCTTTGTCCATTGAGCCTTTTTTCTCTTCAGAGTTTGCCATTTTTAAAAGTTCTTGGTAACGATCATATTTATTCATAAGTGTTGTAATGGATCGTATTGTTCCTTGATCATTACCAAAAATGTTAGTCATAACACCAATTTGTGATTCTTTATCTAGCATTTTAATCCTAGATAATAATAGGTTAATAGCCTCTTGAGAGTTGTCATTTAAAGCTTTTTTCATAAATTCTCCACTAAGTCCTAATTCTCTAAAAGCACTTTCTGCTTTTTCTCCTAAAGAATCTGCAGTAGATAATTTTACAAACATATTAGAAATCGCAGTCCCTGCAACTTCAGCTGGTATCTTTACTTCATCAAGAGTTGCTGCAAGTGCTGCCATATTTTCTCTTTGAAGTCCTACAAGATTTCCCATTCCTCCAATTCTACTTATAATATCTACAATATTTTTAGCATCACTTGAGTCTTTATCGGCTAGATAGTTAATGCTATCTCCTAAATCTTTTATTCCTTTAACATCTGTTTGGAGGTTTGCCATAAGTCCGCCGATAGCTTCTCCTGCTTCATCTGCTCCCATTTCAAAAGCTACACCCATAGCAGTAGCAGTTTTGCCAAATTCTAATGCTTCTTTAGAAGCAAGTCCTAGCTTTCCTCCCTCGCTCACAATCTTTGCAATTTCTTCTGCTGTCATTGGAAGTTTTTTGCTTAAATCTAGAATATCTTGTTTAAAATCTTTTAGGCTGTGTCCCTCACTAAGCTCGGTTACTTTCTTAACATCTGCCATAGCACTTTCAAAATCCATTCCCACGCTAATGCTTTTCCCTAAAATTCCTTCGCTTAGCAATGTTCCCATACTGAAAAGCTCATCTTGCAAACTTTTTCTCTGCTCTTTTAATAAATCCAATTTGGAGGCATTGAGTTTTAATGTGTTTAATTCTTTAGAGAGACCCTTAACCCTAGCTTTGTCTTAGCACACATTGCTTCAAGATTACTAAAATCTTTGGTTATATTTTTAAAATCTTTAATTATTCTTTCTAATGTATTAAAGGTGCGTTCATCAAAGCTTTCATTTTGTGAAGTTACTTTAACTTTAAAAAATAAGGCTCTCCTCCATAGTTAAACCACTCTTTAACCACTGCTGTTGGAAAGACAGCTTTTAGTGCTTCTTTAATAGCCCATGCAGTTCCGTTATATCTATCTAATAAAAGTGCTTTGCTTATAAGCTCTCTTGCTTCTTTTATCTCTAGTCCATCAATGCTTACATCATAAGCATTGGCTAGTATTGGCAATAATCTTTCATCGCAATTTAAAGCTAAGTTACTAATCTTTTCCAAATTTAAAGCCTCTAATCTTTGCTTTGCACTTAAATCAATAGCCTTGCTTTGTTTTGGGTGATGGTTTAAAACTAAAGTATTCATAGTATAGCCTTTTGGTATTCAATACTAAAATTTAGCATTGCAAATTCATCATCAGCTATTAAAATATCTTGCAAGGGCAAATCTTTATAAATGTAGCTCTCTTCTTCCTCTGTGCTTTCTTTTTTATGGATTAATTTAGATTGTTCTTGCTCTTCTTCTTTTAAAACTTTTTCTTGCAAAGAAACAATCTCACTTTTATACACTCCCTCTTGATGCAAACATTTATAAATAAAGCCTAGTGCTAAATCTATGCTTAAATCAAAATCTTTTTGTAAAGCATTAATCTTAGAACTTATTTCATTTGCTCTTGAGAGTTCTAATAAATAAAGCTTTGCACCCACAATACGATGTGTTCTCGGACTGGTTACCGCACATCCTCAACTACTACATTGCAACCATCAACCCTATTTCTCTAATTTTAACTTTGCAATACTAAAAAGGAGTTTAAATGGTTTTACTATTAGGCAACTTCAAATTCAAAGCTCTAAACTTTGAAAACTTAGAAAGAAACTTAGAATATGGCATAAATTCTCAAAATAGGCTCAATAATACAAAGGCATATTTTGCAGTGAGTAAAGGGAGTGAGAAGATTAAACTGCAAGGAAAAACTTTACCACTAAAGGGGGATAGAAATACTTATCTTGAAAGCTTAGAAACTATGGCAAAAGAGCAAAAATCCTATACGCTAGTGGGAGCTAATGGTAAATACTATGGAAAGTTTATCATTTTAAGTTTAAGTGAAAATAGAGAATGTTTTTATAGATGGAAGTGGATTTGCCAAGCAAAGCTTTAGTATAGATTTGGAGAGAGATTATGAATAAATACATTGCAAAAGACAATGAAAGATTAGATAGCGTGGTTTATAGATTCTATGGAAGTTTGGAGTATTTTAGTATGGTTTTAGAAGCTAATCCTAAGCTTAATCCTCTTTTAAAAAGGGGTGATGTTGTGATTTTACCAGCAATAGAGAAAAAAGAAAGCAAAGAGGAGGCATTATGGTGAAAATTCGCATTTGTGGCAACATTTAAAAGATTTTATAAATTTTATAGGCTTCGCAAACGCTTATGTTTAGCCTCAGCCTAAAAATTTATAAAAAGCTTATAAAGCCCACCAGCAACTGCTAGAATTTGAGAAACTTAATTTATTTCAAGGAGAATCTAATGATTAACAAACCAAGCTTTAAAATCCTAGCCAAGGGCAAAGACATCACACAAAAAATCTCTAAAAACCTTATAAGCCTAAGCTATGAGGATAAAGAAAAAGATGAGAGTGATGAGATAAGCTTTAGTGTGTTTGGGCTATATTCTAAGCCACTTTTTGGGGATAGCTTAGAATTATGGCTAGGATATGAGAAACTTTATAAATGTGGAACTTTTAGTGTGAATACTTTATCTAAAAATTATACAAGCAACACCACAGAGATTAGAGCTACTGCTGTAAATTTTAGTGGTAAGGGAGTGGGGGGAAATATCAAGCAAAAGAAAACTAGAAGCTTTGAGAATAGCTCTCTTTTTAACATAGCCTCCACAATCGCTAAAGAAAATCAACTTAAAATTAGAACAAGTGGAGAAGATATTAGAGTGGTTTCGGTTTTACAAAACAATAAGAGTGATTTAGAATTCCTTTATTCTTGGTGCTTTGAGTTAGGATTTATCTGCACTCTAAAAGAAAATACACTAATAATCCTACCAAAAGATGGTAAGATAGGAGATAATGCAGCAAACATTACACAAAAAAGCACCGCACTGCCTAGCTATAACCTAGAGCTAAGCGAACTCTATTCGCTAGAAATCTCTGAAAGCTCTAGAAATGAATACACCGCAGTAATACTAGAGTGGCAAAGTGTGAGTGAAGCTAAGATAAAAAGCATTAAAGTAGGCAGTGGAGAAAATATCTATAAAATGCAAATTGCAGAACCAAAAAGCGATAATGAAGCTTATAAAAAGGGAGAGAGTAAGTTAAATGAGCTCCAAAAAGGTGGTGTAAATGGAAGATGTGAATTAAAGGGAAGAGAGATAAGAGCAGGAGGAAAACTAAAAATTAAAAATATAGGCTATGATAATTATGAGTTTAGCATTAAAAGTGTAAGCCATCACTTGAGTGAGAGTGGGTATAGTATTAGTTTGGAGTTTGAGAGCTAGGAATTTATTTTGCAAATTTTTGTTGATTAAATGATAAATTATAAAGCTCTTGAAATGCTTGAATAATAGTTATAGGTTCTTTACTAATTTCTTTAATTACTAAAGTTTTTTCATTAATATTTGTGCCAAGTTTTAAAAATTCATATTCTCTTATATCTTTAAACATTTTATATAATTTTTTATTCTTTTTTCTTATCTCATTTAAAGCCATTCTAAAAACCATTTTATAATTATCTAGTGTTCCTCTATAAAGATGGTTTTTTGCTTTTTGAATATTATTTAGTGTATCAGTTCCATTATACACACATACAAAAAGATGTGATAATGCATTATTAAATTCAAGTAGAGCCTGTGTCAACACGCTTCTATCTTCTTTATCTTTTCTAAAACTTTGAGTGCTTGTATATGATAATCGATCTACAATTCTAAAATCTCCACATGAAACACAAAAATCACTTAAAATGTCCTTGAATTCCGCATCAAATAAAGAAAAATCAAAATTGCTATCTATAATTTTGTTAAGTCCTAGATTTAAACATTCGTTTTTAAATTCACCTATATAACAATCAATCGAAGCATTAATAGCTTCCAAAACTTCTTTGTAATCTTGTTTATCAATTTCTGGTGTTGCGATAATAAGCTTAAACAACTCTCTAAAATCTAATAACAAATCAATATTTCTCCCAAGTTTTGTTTCTTGCTCAAGAGAATGAACTAAATCATATTGTTTATATCTCCCATACACAAAGAAAAAATTCTTAAAATTTTCTGTTTGCAATTTTTTCTTCTACCTTGTATTTTTTATATAATTTATCTAACAAATCACTTGTTTTTTGCAAACTTTCATTTAATTTTGGATTATCTTTGCCATAACTTAATTGTCCCACATTACCTGTGTAGCCATAAGGATTGCTGATAAAATTTACTTTACCATAACTATCTCTAATTAATTTCTCCATCATTATTCCCTCAAAAAGCACAAAAGTTCTTGACAAATGGCAAGACTAATATGAGATTAAATGCTACAATATTTTAATTAAAATTGCAATAAATAGTTCAAATTCAATTAAAAAACTCTAAAACAAGCTTGGTTGGTTTGCTACCCTTATGGATTTAGTAATCATATAAACAGCGTTTAAACTTAAATCATATTTTCTAGCACATTCTAAACTTGCTTTTTTGGTGGTTAATCCTTGAATTATAAGTGATTTAAAATCTTGCTTTAGCTCTTCATCTCTAAGTAAGGTTTTATAGCTTGGGATATAGATATTTGCTCCACCAAATTCTTTTAAAATCTCTCTTTTATCGTTGTTTTTTACAAATTCTAAAAAATATTCAAAATATTCAAAATATTCAAAATATTCAAAATATTCAAAATATTCAAAATATTCATAAGTGTTTAGCATATAAAAACCCCATAAAGCTTTATTTTTAAAATCATACCAAAAAATTAAAAAAATATTCGGGGGTAGCAAGTTAATTGTTTCTTGCGTTTTTTAAAAAATCTTCCAAATCCACTACAATTGAAGTTTCTTTTTCTTCCAATCCTTCATAAATTCTCTCCCTTAAAACACAAAGGCAACGGGTTAAAATCTCTAAATTTTGAAAATTGCATTTCACGCCACCCTTTATTTGTCTTGGTTGTCCATTCATCCTTTTCTATTTTCTTCCCCAT